TTTTTGAACCCAGCCAAGTGCTGGGTTTTTTTGTGCCTGCAAAAAATAGTTCTTGACATCGCGTTAAAAGCCTGATATAATATACACATAATGAAAAAAGAACAAAAAAATACCAAGAGAAAAAAGTTCAACCCTGTAGCAAAATTTGCTAGGTTATTTAATCGTGCAACTAAGTTCCGCGACAGGTCAAAATATTCTCGAAAGGTAAAACATAAAGATAAGGAGTAGCGAAATGACAACAATTTTATTAAGTACAACAGACAAGCAACTGCAAATGCTTAGAGACAGACAAGACACTATCGGAAAAGACGCTAGAACAGAAATCCAGCGTAGAAAAATGATTGGATATTGTGATGGCACAGCTATCGAACAGATAGATGCTAAAGCCCCAATCGTAGAGCCTGAATCTACAGTAGGTACAATCAGGAGCGTGTAGTGAGAAATAGCAGATTTAAGAATAACATTGTCAAGAAATCAGCTAGAAGGCGAGTAATAAACTTCCTAAAGAATTCTTTTAAGAAAACAGAAGAAATAACTATAGATGAGTACGACACGCCTTACACGATTACTCCCGCACAGGACGAATGGGATAGACATGACAGACATATGCTACCAATAAGAGAGGCGCAAAAACACCATGATTATTGATCAGCAAACACATATAGGGGTTCGTATCATACAAGGTACAAATATAGATGGGCTAGTACATCTATTAGTGGAAAAGAACCCCAAACTAGCAGAGGAGCTATCGAACAAGATAGCATGGAAATTACAAGACAACGATTTAACAGAAGGAGAAAACAATGCCAGCTAAATTTAAAAACAGCGAAAGAGCACACAATAGGGACGGCTTTGGTAGAGCTATAAAACAAACAAGCGGACCAAAGAGATATGTTCACCACTACTTAAAGTGCCAAAGTGAACAAACTTTATTCGATGCTATCAATAGTGATAGAACGAAGCCAAAACACAGACAAAAGTTTGTAAACGAGCTCGTAAGAAGGGGAGTAAGAATTGTGTGGAGGTTAGCAGATGACCAGTAAAGAAACAGCTAAAGAGCTTTGGAAAATGAATCAGCTACACGTATCGCAGAATGATGGTGTTGTTAGAACGCATGGTGGTCAGATAGTAGGAAAGCAAAAGTGGATAGTAAATGTAGATTATTCGCTAGATACTAAGGAGGGCGAAGACTTTATAGTCAACGCCGCATCCTCAGAAGAAGCAGAGGAGAAAGTACAAAAACTATTGGAAGGACAAGCTAGAAGAAAGGATATGTCTTTAGGCTCAGTATTTATAAACTTTGCAGGAACAAAGGAACAGATAGATGGCTAAAGATAATGTTATAAAGTTTCCAACAAAAAGCATCTCTATGAAAGCTAGAATAAGTACATATCAAAATCGAATGGACGAGATAGAAATAGAAAATCAGTACATGGTTGACGATATTGCTTATCTAGGGAGGGCTTTGAAAAAGAATAAAGAAGAAATGGCTAAGATATTAAAAGAAATGGCTGTAATAAATGGAGAAGCGGGAGTATACGACCCGCAAGCTCACTTTGAGAACGAGTGGGGAGATGACTTTGAGTTTACCCCTGATTTTGACATAGATGATCCAGAGGAGGATTAATGGAATACATAGGAAAAGAAGATAGTATAGCATACGATGTGGATGAGAAAGGCATGCTAACTATAAAAATAGACACCACAAAAGAAATCGGACCCAGCGCTAGTGGTAAAACAACATTGATTGCTAGCAGTGCAGGTAATGCTAAACTGGACGTAGGTTTGAATGTAGATTGTTTCTTAGGCTTAAATTTATATTATAAGTAGTATGGCGACGAATTATACAGACGAACAAGTAGAAGTAATGGTAGCATGGTACAAAGCTGACCCAACTAGAGATTGCGTTGAAACCTTAGCAAAAGAGTTTGACAAGAGTATAAAATCTATAATTGGAAAGCTGAGTAGAGAAGGCGTATACCAAAAGCAAGTCTACAAAACAAAAACAGGTGAAGTGCCAATGACAAAGGCAGACATAATATTAAATCTATCCCAGCTACTAGATATAGATAGTACGAGAATTATGGGATTGGAGAAAGCCCCAAAGCAAGATATTAAGTACCTAACTGAAAATGTCAATAAAGTAATACTGGAGATACAAAATGGCTAATCATGTAATGAAGAAATACATAGGCAAGATAGAGAAAACTATCTGGATAGTTGAAGAAGTACAAATCATAGCTGAGACAGAGAAAGATGCTGAGGAATTGCTAGATGATTACTGTGCTGGTGAAGATTCCAGTAGTGTTACTAAGACTGAAACAGAAGAGCAAGAAACTGAAATTGATATGAGCTGGATTGACTCTAGCGAAGAGCTAAGTGTTGATGAGTTTATGGAAATTGATGGAGGTCAAAGTGCTTACAGGGACTGAACTGGCTAAGTTACAAAATGGAGAATTAGTGCTAGGACAATATGACGAGGTAGAAAAGTACGCAGAGGAACAAAATACTTGTGTAGATAGATACTTTGACTATGTAAATCCTAGCACAGTCTACAAGCAATTTAAATATGTAGGAAAGGGAGAGAACCCATACGGGGTTGCAAAACCAATCTATGAATGGAACGAAGACGGATCTTTCAAGGGCTATAAAGTATTTAAAGAGAAGTTTTAACGAAACCGTAGCGGGGTTGCAATGACCCCATTTACCTCAAACCGCAACGGGGTAGTAATAGTCTAGGGGGAATTTACAAAAGATGAGTGCAATGTGCATTAAGTTACTTAAACTTATAAGTAAAATAGCTTTTAAATATTTTCGGTTGGCGGAAGTTATGGAAGAAAGTTTAGTTGAAAAGAGGACGGAATCGTACTCAATTGTGTTGAAGTGTTTAATTGACATTAGCGTTGTTAGATTCAAGTGGTACAATTAATTGATTTAATTATATATAGATACAACAATTCAATAAGAGACATCAGTCTTCGAGACCATCTCTTCTAAGGAAGAGCTGTCTCTCGAGTGATGCTCTTTGTATTAGTTTTGTTGGTTTATAAACAGTAGCTATCTTCGTTATTGCCAATTTATGTTATTATTATATCACAATTTTAACAATATTACAAGTATAGTTTTTGGTGACCTCATTGTGCGTCAATTCTGTGCGGGATTCATCTAACATAAAAAAGTGTAATTTATGAGTAGCAAATCATGAAATCGTGAGTTAGCGTAGGTGTCGTGGAAGTGGCTTGAGAGAATTTTCTTTCTGAGTCTGTGCTGCTCTCCGTTTTGCAGCGTTCATTTTCTGTTGTCTCTTTTGTGCTGGCTTAGTATAATACTGCTTATTTCGAAAATCCTCTAACTTGCCAGACTTTTGAACCTTACGCTTAAAGTTTCTTAATAGTCTGTCAAAGTTGTATTGTGGTGGTTTTCTTCGCATATTATCTTCGTGTTGAATCAAAAGTCCAACCTCTTTTGCGGAGGTAATGCACTTTGCTTCGTATGGCTTGCGGAGATTTTTCTAGCATAATTGCCATCTCACTGATTTCGATCTCGCCGTAAAACCTCTTGAGAAGCTTTACTTGTTTATCAGTCCATTTATTAATTTTTTCCATACAAGTATTATACCAAAATGAGAAACTAAAGTCAAGAACTATTTTTACCAACCCTTGTAATTTTTCTTGACATGGCTCTGAAAAAGGTTTATAATATAGTATAAATATAAAAAAGGAAAAATTATGATAATACACGGCAGTATAAACTACAGTCCTTGTGGTCGCAAAAGAAAGACTGTAGCAAATCGTAAAAGAAAAGTGGCAAGAGCGAGTGGAAAACCATTGGCGAAACCACAGTATCTAAAAGATATGGAGGAGTTTGATGCAAAGTACCCTAGTATGAAAACTACGAGTAGTAAACCTATAGAAGATACCTCTTACAAACAAGAAATTTCAAGGCAGTACACAATCTCAGTTGCATACAACAAAGGTGCGTACCAAGTTATTCCAAAAGGAGAAGTAAAATGGATTGGCAAATAGACATATATTATTTAGTATTCTTAGGTTTCTGTATTCACTTTGCGTGGATATTAGGAAAGAGACAAGGAATCTCAAGTACGCTAAGCCACTTAGCAGAGAAAGGCTTATTAGAACTAGATGAGGACTGAAAAATAGTTCTTGACAAGGTGGTTTAATTTTGTTATAATTATATAGTGAAATTTATAAAAATTCACAGAAAGTTACGCGGAGTTGCAAGTCTCCCATAAACAAAACTTGTTTTATGTCTGGCACGAGTAGGAAACAAAAAGCTTTCCGAGGGCGAGGTAGGAGTTCTCATTCCACCATGAGACGGGTTTTTCAGACATAAATTTTATTAATCGAAGTATCGAAAGAACTTCACAGAGTATTCCGAAAGGATACTAAGGAGAAACCAATGACTGGATTAACAGCATTAAACTTTAATGATTTCGACAAATTATTTGTCGGATTTGATCGCTTACACAATGAGCTAACGAGAAGAGCCGAGACATCGCCTCTTAGTAATTACCCTAGATACAACCTAGTGGCTATCGGAGAGGATGCATACCGCATCGAGATGGCGCTACCAGGCTGGAAAAAAGACAATATTGATATCAAGCAACACAAAAATAAACTTACCATAGAAGGTAAGGAAAAGCAAGAGCTAGGTTCTGATGAGGAACGCTACATCCATAAAGGATTAAGCGGTAAGACCTTTAGCAGAATTTTTACGCTCGGTGACTGGGTAGAAGTATCAGATGCAGGGTTTAAAAGTGGTTTATTAGTAATCAATTTACAGGTGAATACACCTGATGCAGAAAAGCCAAAAGACATTCTTATTGGCTAAGGAGAAAAGAAATGCAAATAGCAAGACGATTCTTGGATCGTTATGCGAGTGTGCAAGCGTTTCAAGAAATTAAAGCAAAATACTGTCCTGATGGACAAACTTGCGAAGCAGTAGTAGGAATGGGAATGATAGTAGGAACAATATATATACTAACATGGCCTTTCTTTAATTATTTATGATTATATCAGACACAGCTTTAGTAAAGTTAAAGGAAAGAATCGCCTCAAGCACAGCTTGGGGCGTTCGCCTTTCTGTAAAGGGAGGCGGGTGCGGAGGCTATACATATGAGTTAAGTTATGCAGACATGCCTGATTTAACTGATGTGGTATACAAAAACGTACTAGCAGTTGATAGTTTCAGTTGGAACTATGTAAAAGACGCACAATTAGAATGGAAAGTAGAAGGAGTACAAGAAGAATTTGTAATCGAAAACGGAGGCATAGAAACAGGACGCTGCGGTTGTGGTGAAAGTTTCTACATGGAGTAAAAATGAAAACAAGTAATAATGGAATAGATTTAATTAAGCACTTTGAAGGGTGCGAAACAGAAGCATACTTATGCCCAGCAGGAGTATGGACAATCGGATATGGACATATTAAAGGAGTGCAAGAAGGTGATGTAATTACAGAACAACAAGCACACGATATGTTAGTAGAAGAACTAGAAGAATATGAAGGTTACATTAAAGATTTCGTTGAAGTTCCTCTAAGCCAGAACCAGTTCGATGCTTTAGTATCTTGGGTTTATAACTTAGGGAGTGGTAACTTAAAAAGTAGTACTCTTCTAAAAGTATTAAACAGTAGAGACTACGATGGTGTTCCAGAACAAATATTAAGATGGAACAAAGCAAATGGACAAGTGCTAGAAGGTCTTGCAAGAAGAAGAGAATCTGAAGCAGAACTCTTTGCAGAAGCAAGACATCATGGAACTTAAGTACGAAGGTAAGTCTTATTTTATAGGACAAGAAATGTGGGATAAAATGAATGCACATGCTCTGCAAAGAGGCATGACACTAGATGAGTATATCGCAGAAGCATTTACAAAATTAAAGGAACACAATGAAAACGCAGACATACGAAATAAAAATAATATTTGACGCTGATGTTGAAGATGGCGATCCCAAAGATTGGCTGCCTGAAGCATTGGAAGAAGGACACTTTAAGTACAAAACTCAAAAGATTTTTAGTACTGAAGTAAGTCCTATCGACAAGGAAGACCCTATCCACAAGTGGATAAAGGACTTCAAATGACAGTCGAAATAAACAATTTAAGAATAGCCATAAACTTAATAGAAGAAAAACAAAAAGCAACTAACAGTGCTTCACTATGGCAAAGTTACGAAGAGGAGTTAATCGATCTTCGTAAAAAACTGGGAGAGTTAGAATGTCAAATGGACAACAAAACATAGGACAATTTTCTGGTGATATGGACAGAAACGAAGTTGAGATAGATCTTAACAAGTTTATGGCTTTATTACAGGAGAAGTCCGAACTCAAAGACAGGATTAGAGAATTAGAAGATATAAGTAATGTAAACCCTTATCAAAAGGTAGTGTTTTTAGCACAAACCGTTGATAGCTGGAGAATATTTCCAAGGGCATTTTTAAGTATCTATATGTTTCTTCTCTATTATGCAACATTTTGGTTTATGGATATACCTGAGCCATCTTTAGAACAATCAGGCTTAATATCAGTATTAGTCGGAGCAGGCGCAGCTTGGTTTGGATTATATGCTGGAACACACAAAGCCCCAACCGCAGGACAAAAAGAATAATTAAAAAAATAGACAACATAGAAAAAGTACACCCAATGAGGCAAGTTGCCATAATGTCGGTAGTTCAAGTTATAGCACTAGCCTTTATGGTTGTATGTATGTATTTAATAGGAGTAATATTTAATTGAAAATAGTAATTTATAGTAAAGATAACTGTCCCTTTTGCGACAAAGCAATAGGCTTAGCAAAACTAAAAAAGACAGAGTTGACAATCAAAAAATTAGGAGTAGATTTTGAAATAGAAGATATGTTTCAAATGTTTCCAACAGCTAGAACTTTTCCACAAATAGTTTTAGACGGGAAAAACATTGGTGGGTATACTGAATTTTCACAACTCATAAAATAATACTTGACACAGCACTTAAAATTTAGTATAATAACACTATGAATATTTTTATACTTGACGAAAACATAGACAAGTGTGCAGAAGCTCATGTGGATAAACACATTGTGAAAATGCCCTTAGAAGCTGCACAGATGTTGTGTACAAATCATTGGATAACAAAATACTTAGGACACATACCGAGAAAACTAGAATCACATGAATGGCAAATTATCAAAGAAGCTAAAACAAATGAAGTCAGAGACTTTCCTTACTTACCTACTATGTACAACCACCCTTGTACTATTTGGGCTAGGGTTAGTCTTGATAATTATGAGTGGCTTTTCTGCTATGCGCTCGCACTCAATGATGAATACAGATACAGGTATGGAAAGGAACATAAATCAGTGTATGATGTCATACTCAAATTACCCGACATCATTCTACCAAGGAGTGGACTCACGTCATTTGCTCAGGCTATGCCAGACGAACTCAAAGGAGATAACGCAGTCGAAGCTTATAGGCGATTCTACCACAAAGACAAAGCAACCTTTGCAGAGTGGAAGTACAGAGACAAGCCCCAATGGTGGTTAGAAGAGGAAGCAGACTATGAGAGTCGTATTACGAGATAAACCTTTATGCACAGTATTTTTCCCAAAAGACTGGAGTCAAGAAAAAATAGACAAATGGTTATGGCAATACTATAACCACAATAATTTATTACATTAACAGGACATAATGACAGAAGAAACAGAACAAAAACAATTTAACGACTATGCAAAATTCGTTAGAAGCACCACCTCAGACGAAAGTCTACACACAATAGCCTTAATAGGCAGATTACACAGTCTACAAGACGAACACGGAATCGAGTTCCCTCAGCTAATCACAGCATCAATCGGTATGCAAGCTGAATCAGGAGAGTTTTCGGAAGTAATCAAAAAAATCATATTTCAAGGAAAAGAATTTAACGAAGACGAAAGATTTCACCTCATGCGTGAGCTTGGCGATGTACTATGGTACTGGGTTCAAGGTTGCACTGCGTTAGGGTACACTCCACAAGAAGTTATGGAAGAAAATATAAATAAACTAGAGAGTAGATACCCTAACGGATTTGAAGTAGCAATGTCTGAAAACAGACAGGAAGGAGACATATAATGGAGAAAAGAAAAATACCTGCGCATCATAGACAAGCCTTTGCAGAAGTAGAAGCTTGGAGAGAAGATAAAAAACTATTTGGTGTAGAGATAGCAGAACAGATAGCTATAGATAAAGAAAGAGGAGATATATAATGGTTTTAATGAAACAACACTACCACACTTTTCAACACGAAACACGTACCGCAGAAGTATGGAAAACACAAAAAGGTGAATGGGCTACTAGACATTATGAGAATAGTGGTAGCGGTAGTGTTTGGCAAAAAGACATAATACACAAAGGAAAAAGTGAGTCGTGGGCAGAAGATGCCGCAGAAAACTGGGTAATGGGAGTTATGAAGTGATAGATATATTTTTATTACCTTTTTATTTATTCAAGTGGGCATTTTCTTTAGTATTTTGGTGGTATTTATTAGTAATTATAACAAGTACAGATGCATATTATGATGTAGCTGACAAACTTAAGGATAAGTGGTATGGGTACAGAGAAAAATAAATTTAATGAAGATTTAGTATTACATAAAGTAAAAGCTTATATAGATAATACTTATAATCAACATTATGGCAAAGGTAACATTCAAACAACAGAAGTTACTTTTGACTCTGGGCATGGAGAAAGTTTCTGTATAGGGAATATTTTAAAGTATGCTCAAAGATTTGGCAAGAAAGAAGGAAAAAACGAACAAGACCTCTATAAAATTATACACTATACAGTAATGATACTAGGTAAAATGGAAGAGGAAAAACAAAATGAACACAGAGAATTTGAAGATCATATGCAAGAAGGAGTAGAGTAGTGCCACGTGGAGTTAGAACAAAATCATATGAAAAGCTAGATGAAACAAACTTACAGAGAGTATGGGAAGCACTAAATAGTAGTAGTCCTATTACAAAGAAAGAAGCATGCGAAATGCTTAATATTACATACAATACTACTAGACTTAATAGAATACTAGAAGAGCATACAGATACTATGCAGTATAGAGCTAAACGTAAATCTCAACTAAAAGGAACTAAAGCAACTCCTGATGAAATAAAACAAGTTATTGAGTGGTATTTAAGCGAGCATCCTGTGTCAGAGATTGCACAGAGGATGTACCGCTCTTCTACATTTGTTAAAAACATAATTAATAAAGTAGGAGTACCAGAAAAACGTCCTAAAACAGAACAAGGTGCGAAACACAAAGTAGGCTTTTTGCCAGAAGAGTGTGTTTCTGAAAGTTTTGAAGTAGGAGAAAGAGTTTGGTGTGCAAGATATGACCTGCCAGGCATAATTAAAAAAGTAATGCCAAATACAAAACAAACAAATTATAAAGATAAATATGGCGTAGATTGTTACCATGTTTATGTAATTGAAATAACAAACTTTGATACTCCCAACTTTGGGTATCAAGAAGTGGGTGGGTATAACTCCCATCAACTAGCCTATGATTTAGGTAGTTTGAAACATTTACAAAAGTACGGCGCTGACATTCAACCAGCTTAAGGAACTAAAATATGGACATTTGGATCGTCCTAGCGGCAGGGTATGTCGCGACATCTATTATGCTATTTTTCAGAACTTACTTTATCTGTGTTAGAATGATAAAGGAGTATAAACCTGATAGTATAATAATTCAATATAGAACCCTACATGCATTAATATTTGCAATAGGGATAGTATTAATAACCATACCCATAACAAGAGTAGTATTTAATAATAATATTCGTAAAAGATTTTGTATAGGGTATGTAAATTCAGTAATGGAGAAAAAATGAGAACAATAATGAAAAAGGCACTTAAATTAAAATATGAAGGTCAGATAGCAGAAGCAGACGCCAACATAGAAATTTATTTAAAAAATCCTGCTGGAATCGGAGAACACTCAGATATTATAGCAGAAGTCGATAAACAAATAGAGCTGGCGGCCTCAGCTCAAGAAAAACTAGATTATCTAGGAAAAATAGGAAACTAACTATGTTAAACAATACGCTTGAAGAGGAATTAAGAGTATTACTATGTGAACAAAAAAAGGAGATCGCTATCCTTAAGCAAAACATACAGCAGCTACAATCGATGGTTGCTGAAGAGTCAGAACAGAAATATCGTGCATATATAAAGTATGCGGATTTACAAAGGGAATTTGATATATAATCAAAAAACAGTTCTTGACATGGCGTCTATTTTTCTGTATAATATTTATATATGGGAGATAGATTTTATCAACAACAACTCGAAAAACTAGGTACATATCCTGGCTATCGAGGTACAAAAAGGAGAAGAAGAATGGCATGGACAGATGAATCCAAAGCTCAGGCAGTTGAAATGTACACAGATGCAGAAGCAACTCCAGAGACATCAATGGAAATCGTAAAAGACATAGCTGAAGAGTTAGGTGAATCACCTAATGGAGTCAGAATGATTCTTACAAAAGCTGGCGTTTATGTGAAAAAATCTCCTGCAGCTAGAAGTACTTCACCATCTACAGGTGGTGGTACATCTAGAGTAAGCAAAGCAGATGCACAGGAAACCCTAAAGGGTGCTTTAACTGATGCAGGTCAAGAAATTGACGCTGACATCATTGATAAGCTAACTGGCAAAGCCGCAGTTTACTTCGCAGGTGTAATCAACGCAATAAATAACTAATAAGCTACCATTACTCGAAGAAAGAGTTTTCTTAACAGTAATGGAGTATATTAGTGAAAAAAGCAGACTTTATAAGTCAAGTTGATAAGTGCGGTGACGCAGTTATCACTTATAGAAGTACCAACTCAAGAAAGTTAAAGTATAATGTTTGTACTTTAAATTTCGATAATAAGTATATTCAGAGCAAGAAGAACCGTGCCAAGGAAACTAAAGACACAGTTCTTCTTTTCTGTTGGGATACAGATTCATATAGGTTACTAAGACCAATGAATGTAACAAGCATTGTTCCCCTTAGTGCAATACTGAGGAACAAGCGATGAATATATATGACGCTCCCGAAGCGTATGAAAAATTAATTTCACAAAATGCTGATGGTACAGAGCAAGTGAAACTAACAATTAATGAGTTCAGAGGAACAGAGTATTTACATCTTAGAAAATACTACTTAGACTTTGATGGAGATTTTAAGCCTAGTAAGGACGGCGTAGCCATGGCTCTTGATTTCCAAAACTCAAAGGCGTTATTTGAAGGGTTAGTTGAGATACTGTCCCTTGCAGAAGTAAAAGACACCTTAGAAACTCACTTCAAAGATATTTTAGATGAAATTTACCTAAACTAAATTTAGTTCTTGACTTGTATTTAAATTTTTGTTATAATAGTACAAATGAAAATATATAATACAGATTTATGCAAGATTTAAAAGAGTTCTTAAACAAAGCCAGCGATGCCTATTACAAAGGCTCACCTATCATTAGTGATAGTGAGTTTGATAGTCTTGCAAGTTCTATTAATTACCAAGAAGTTGGTAGTAAACAAGACAATAGAATTGCCCACCACTTTCAAATGTTTTCTTTACAGAAAGTATTTGACAACGAAACAAACAAAGACCCCTTTAATAAATACAAAGGAACAGTATTAGTTACTCCTAAATTAGATGGAGCAGCTGTTTCTTTACTTTATATTAATGGAAAGTTTGTACAAGGATTGACTAGAGGTGATGGTATAAAAGGCTTGGACATTACAGAGCATTTAAGAACATTAGTTCCTGAAATGTTTCATGGTTCCGCTTATATAAATCAAATTACAGGAGAAGTTGTAGCACGAAAAGAAATAAAAAATGCTAGAAACTATGCTGCTGGTGCTTTAAATCTAAAAGATATTGACGAATTTAAGAGTAGAGAACTGAAGTTTATAGCCTACGGTGTCCAACCTCATATTCATGAGGGTTGGGAAGCTGACTTAAAACAGGCAAAAGCTTTTGGTTTCTGCACAGTATTAGATAGTAATTGGAATGAGTATCCTGACGACGGATTAGTATTCAGAATAAATAATAATGAAGAGTTTGAAAAACGAGGATATACTTCACACCACCCTAGAGGCGCATATGCCTTTAAAACAATACAACAAGGAGTTGAAACTGAGCTAGTAGATGTTCTATGGAACGTTGGAAAGTCAGGTGTTGTTGCCCCTGTAGCAGTATTAAAACCTATTGAAATAGATGGGGCTGTTGTTAGTAGAGCAACTTTACATAATATGGCACATATAGAAGCTTTAAACTTAGAGATAGGCTGTAAAGTAGAAGTTATAAGAAGTGGAGAAATCATTCCTCGTATAGTAAGGAGAATATAATGGCAAATCACGTATCATTTTATATAACAGCAACCGAAGATGTAGATTTTACTAAAGAATTTAAGATGCAGACTTATACTCGCACTTGGGAAGATAATTCTTGGGAGGTCACAGAAGCAATAGAACTAGAAAAACAACCCTTTATGGAAAATCTGGGTCAAAAGTGGTCATTAGAAGATGGCGATAGTTGGCTTGAAAATAGCTATGATTGGTATTGTGAAAATGTTGGAGCAAAATGGTGCAATGTTGAAGATGTAGAAGAAACTCAGGTTTATGGATACTCAGCATGGTCACCCCCAATAGAAATGTTAGGGCATTTAGCTGGGCATATGAAAGCACATTTACGAATGACTTATGAAGATGAGTTTAGAAACTTTGTGGGAGTTGCTTGGTCAGACGATATGGGCAACACTTCTTTTGAAGAAACAGACGGCGACGACTTTGTAGAGCAATTATGTGAAAAACTAGGTATAGACGAACTGCCAGACGATTTTGAATGGTGGGAAGAGCATAAAGATAGTGGTATTATTCCACAAGAGTGGATGGATGACGCTGTTTTAACATGGTTTGATGAACAGTAGTGCCAAGTATAGGCAAATATAACGAAACATATTTTCGTAATCACCCCGAAGAAGCTGAGAAAGACGGAGTCTTATATGGCATTGTTCTAGTAAATAAAAAGACATTTGAAAGAGAATGTATAAAGGTAGGGATCGCTTCGGGAAAGGATTGGAGGCATGTAATTAAGCGTAGTGGCGGTTTTAAAGGATACGATATTCGTATTCAAAAAACTTGGTCAGATACTCTTTATCATGTCTGGATTCAAGAACAATACCTACATGAAATTTACCAACATGACAAATATGAACCAAAAGTCAAGTTTGGAGGTCATACTGAGTGTTTCAAAATTGATTCGCTTATTCTTCAGGACTTTCCGAAAAATAAATCTTGACATGGCAACTCATTTTTGTTATAATATATAAATAGAAATTGAGAGACAAACATTGCAAACGATAACACCACCAACAACCTGCCCTACTTGTAGTACAGAACTTGTGTGGGAGAAAGATCAGTTATTTTGTTATAATCCAGATTGCTCTGGTAAAACAAGTAGAAAACTGGAACACTTTGCAAAGACTCTTAAAATTAAGGGACTCGGCCCAGCCACTATAGAAAAATTAAAAATAGTAAACTTTTTTGATTTATATGAGCTACCATTAGATATGATGATAGACGCACTTGGCTCCGAGAAATTAGCAGTAAAACTCCATAGAGAAATTGAGAATAGTAAACTTACCGACTTAGTCGATTTACTACCTGCATTTTCTATAAAGTTGATTGGTAAAACCGCTTCTCAAAAGATTTGTTCAGTAGTACAAAGTATTACAGAGATAACAGAAGAAAATTGTGAGAAAGCAGGCTTAGGACCAGCTGCTACAAATAACTTACTAGATTGGATAATTGAAGAATTCACTGGTGGGTATGACCGACTACCATTTAGATGGCAACAACTAGCAAAAATCACTACAGAAAATAGTGCTAAGGACATGGGAGTCGTATGCATATCAGGAAAACTAACTAGCTATAAAACTAAAGCAGCCGCTACAGAAGTATTACAACAAATGGGCTATCTTGTGAAAAGCAGTTTAACCAAAGATGTAACAATTTTAGTAAACGAAAGCGGGATCGAATCCGCCAAAACACAGACAGCCCGAGGTAGGGGTGTTAAAATAATAACAAACTTAGAAGAAATAATAATAGGAAAATAATCATGGCATTACCAAAATGGACAGATGAAAGAACTCAACAATTAGTTGACTTCGTAGGCAGTGAGTCACCTATCTCACAAGCCACAGTAGCTAACGCTGCTGATGAGTTAGAAACTTCAACAAGATCAGTTTCTAGCAAATTAAGAAAAATGGGACACGACGTAGAACTCGCTTCTTCAGTATCAAACAGAACTTTTTCTGAAGAACAAGAAGCCACACTACAAGCATTTGTAACAGATAACTCTGGTGCATACACATATGCAGATATTGCTAACTCTTTCGAGAGCGGAGCATTTTCTGCTAAATCAATACAAGGGAAGATCCTCTCAATGGAATTAACTTCTCATGTAAAACCAGCTGAGAAACCTGAATCAGTTAGAACTTACTCTCCCGAAGAAGAAGCAACCTTTACTAGCATGGTAAACGATGGTGCATTTGTTGAAGAAATCGCAGACGCACTTGGCAAAACTGTTAACTCTATCAGAGGAAAGGCTCTTAGCTTACTTAGAAGTGGCGACATAGGCGCTATACCTAAGCAAAAAGAAACTAAAGGTTCTAGCAAAGCTGATCCTTTAGCGGAAGTCAGTGACTTAGGCGACATGACTGTCGAAGCTATAGCTGACGAAATTGGCAAAACTGTAAGAGGCGTTAAAACAATGTTGACCAGAAGAGGTCTAACTTGTGCTGATTACGATGGTGCTGCAAGAAAAGAAAAAGCTTCTAGCTAATTCTTTTTAATTTTCATAAGGTAGGGGAGATTTAGTCTCCCTTATCTTTCTTTATCTGGGAGGATATAATATTGAACTTAACTTCAGCTTTACTGAAGCAAATTATTACGCAAGAAGATTTTGATACTTGGGGCAACCTAAGGGAGAATTATTTACCTGGCGAATATCAATCTGTTCATAAAGTTATATCCACTCACTTAAAAAACTTTGGAAGTCTTCCGACTTTCGAAGACCTCAAACTATCCGTTCGTGATAGAAAACTACAAGAAAAAATATTTGCTGTAGAGGCTGTTGAAGTAGATGTCGACGCCTGGGTTTTGCTTGAGTATCTAAAAAATGAATACACACAAGTAGAAATCCTAGATGAATTAGACAAGTTTATCGAAAAGACAGTAGCTATATCAGCTGCTGAAGATAATGTGGAGTCTCTACAACAAATAGTTTTAGACATAGGAGAAAGAGTAGACTTAAAAACTCCAGAAGAAGACATGAAAACAATTAGTCTGTTTGATTCTGAAGATCAACTTAAAAAGTATTTACCTCTAGGACTCAATGATGAGTATGACCAAAGTATGAAATTTTCACCAAGAGACTTAGTTCTAATTGGTGGACGTAGAGGTGCTGGTAAAACTCTTACTTGTGTAAATATTGCAACAAATGTTTACAATCAAGGACGAAGTGCTATCTATTTTACAATAGAAATGGATAGTCGTTCTATACTACAAAGAATGTGTTCACTAGGTGCAAGAGTACCTGTGGGCAGATTAACTACTAAGAACCTTACAAACACAGAGTGGAACAGAGTAGCAGAGTGGTGGGCAGGAAGATTTGATGGAGGTAATGAATTATTGCCAAGATTCTATGATGATAGAAATTTTGAGGATTTTCATTCAGCTCTTATAAAAAATCCTTTACACAAAGACAGACAGCTAGAAGTAGTCTACGACCCAGTACTAAGCTTAACTAGAATAAGAAAAGAACTAGAAGCAAAAGTAAAACAAACAGATGTTGGAGTAATTATTGTAGATTACATAAACCAAGTAAAAAGATCAAACGTACCCGCCAAAGGTGGACAGTATGATTGGACAGAACAAATTGAAGTTAGTAAAGCTTTAAAAGCAATGGCACAAGAATATGAAGTGCCAGTATTCTCTCCTTATCAAACAGATAATACAGGAGAGGCAAGATTTGCAAAAGGTATTTTAGATGCAGCAGACGCGGCATTTACTATGGAAACATGGTCACCCGAAGATGAATGTATTACATTCAACTGTACAAAAATGCGTGCAGCAAAAATGGAAGGGTTTACAAGTGTAATGGACTGGGAAACATTAAAAATCGGCCCGCAGTCTACAATGAACCCTAAGGATAGAGATGCTATAAAAGATAGCCTTTCAACAGGAGAAGATATACATGACGCAGTATAAAGATGAAGTAGAAAGACACGCAGAACTATTAGCCGCAGAAGAGTGGGGGAAACAAGTAAAGTACCTACACGCAGGAAGTGGAATAATAGAAGTTGCATATAATAATGGACAAAAACACTTTGAAGAAACAGCTACAGGTAAAAAGTGGCAGACAGGAGTTGACTACAATACAGAAAGTTTAGTAGATAAATTCAACAGATATATGAATGATGTTAGTGTAGGAAAAGAACCTTATGGCAAGTGATAGAATAGGTCTAACAGCAGCAAAACTAGTTGCAGTACCTCCTTTTGAAGTAAGAGCTGTAACAACGAATTTTGTATTGGCTCAGCCCACAGTAGCTGAGAACATACGCAATGTACCGTTAAATGAACCACTAGTAGAAAGTATACTAGAAGAAGGTATTAAAAACCCTCATCTATGTATGGAAAGCTGGTATCCTATAGCGGGAAGTCAAAGAATAAGAGCTGTTGCTCATATTCGAGACAATATAGATGAAAACTATAATTTAAACATAACTGTTCATAGATTTCTTAAGGACTGGCATAATGTATATTATGTTTGGAATGATAAGGAGTTTAGAGACAAAGCGATCGCAATTTGGTTCCAGATGCAAGAGGTAGTATTCAAAAGCCTGTACTATACTCATGAAGCTGATGGGCAAGGAACTAAAATGACGGATTTTGAAGACTTAGGCGAGAAACTAAAGTGGGAACATGATCGAAGTGATTACAGCAATGATTCTGATTCTGATAGTGATATTGGTTGTTAGTTAATGAGAGTAGACGAGTTATTACAAGAAAGAAATCTTGACTTTAAAGTCTCGGGTAGAGACTATGTCATAGGTTGTTTAAACCCAGAACACGATGATAAAAATCCAAGTATGAGGGTTGACAACGTTACAGGCATCTTTCATTGTTTTGCTTGTGGATTTAGAGGTAGCATCTTTAAACACTTTGGAGCAGAAGCAAATTTCTTAGAAATAAGACGACAAAAGTTAAAAGATAAAATAGAGGAAACAAGAAGTTCAAGTATTGGTTTTGAATTTCCTAAAGGTTTCGCACCTTATGTGGGAAACTGGCGGGGCATTAAACCCGAAACCTATAAAAGATTTGAAGCCTTCTTACATCATGATAGGAGTTTCAACGGCAGGATCGTTTTTCCTATCCGTGACATTACGGGAAAAGTAGTAGCATTTAATGGTAGACATATGACTATGACCGAAAGGCCAAAGTATTTAATATATCCTCCCCAAGCCGTTATGCCTCTTTTCCCCTCTAATGTTAAGTCTGTCAAAGGAAAGATAATTCTAGTAGAAGGTATCTTTGATATGATAAACTTACATGATAAAGGTTTAACAAATGCAGTATGTTGTTTTGGAACAAACAATATAGATGCAGATAAATTAGCTATATTGAAAATGCAAAACATAGATGGAGTAGATATAGTTTTTGATGGGGACGAAGCAGGGCAATCAGCCGCAGAGAATGTCAAAGTACTGGCGGAAAAAGTAGGACTAGTAAGTAGAAATGTAAACTTGGGAGCAAACATAGACCCAGGTGCGCTAGCTGAAGTGAAAGTACACAGTTTGAGGGAAAGATTATATTCTTCTTGACATGGCGGTTAAAATTTGATATAATATAGTTTATAAATGGGAAAAATATGGCAAAAGTAGCAATAATAGAATCAAAGATGAGTCGCACAAACTGGGCGGACAGATTTGATAATGCGTTTGAGTTCGAGAGATTTGCTCTCTGCTCAGACAGTAGTAAGAAAAAGATTTTAAAAGCTGATGTTGATATAGAAATCAACACAGCAGATTTTGATTGGATTATACTTGTAGGTTCAGAAAGTCTGAAATACTTTACAAGTATAAATTCAATAACAGAATATAGTGGTAGGTGTGTAGAAGACAAGTATCTTCCTGTAATTAACCCTGCCATGCTTTCTTTCAAACCAGAGGCAAAGCCTTTGTGGGATGAGAGTAAAGCAAACATCACTAAGTTTATTAGTGGAGATTTAGTAGTAGCTAAAGTAACAGAAGATAATGCAATAGGGATTGATACAAAAGCAGAAGCAATGCAGTTCCTAGAAGCTGCTCTTGCTCACCCCAATCAATTTATAGGGCTAGATTCTGAAACAACAGGACTATATCCTAGAGATGGACATATGATTGGCTTTAGTTTATCCTATGAAAAAGATAAGGGTGCATACGTACTCACAGATATAATAGATGAAGAAGTAGAACAACTAATGCAAAAGATATTTGATACAAAACAAGTAGTCTTTCATAATGCAAAGTTTGACTTAGCCTTCTTTGAATATCACTTTGGATTCAAGTTTCCAAAATTTCATGACACCATGCTTCTACACTATTGCTTAGAAGAAGTACCTGGTACACATGGATTAAAACAACTTGCTCTGAAATATACTCCCTATGGAGATTATGAAAAACCAATGCATGATTGGATAGCAAACTATAAAAGACAAAATAGAATACTTAAAGATGACTTTCAATGGGATAGTATTCCTTTTGAAGTTATGAAAGTATATGCTGCGATGGACGCAGTAGTAACACTATTAGTCTTTGAGAAGTTATATCCTGCTGTCAAGAAAAACCCTAAGCTCTGGTCTGTGTATGAAAATATACTGATACCAGGCTGTAGAATGTTGACAGATATACAGGACAATGGCGTGCCTTTTGACAAAGATAGATTAGCAAAAGGTACTGTTCTTATGCAAGAAGATATTGATTCAGCAGTTGCTGAACTATATGAATTTGACGAAGTAGCACGATTTGAACAAGTAAAGGCAAAAGAATTTAACCCTAATAGCACAGTACAATTACGAGAGTTATTATTTGATTTTGTAGGTCTCAAGCCTACAGGGAAGAAAACTGGTACAGGTGCGCATAGTACAGATGCAGAAGTCTTAGGACAACTAGCAGAAGAACATGCAATACCAAAACATATTCTAGATATTAGAAAGAAATCAAAGATTAAGAATACTTACTTAGATAAAATCTACCCTCAACTAGACCGTGATGATAGATTACGCACAGGGTTTAATCTACATGGTACTACTTCTGGCAGACTATCTTCTAGTGGTAAAATGAATATGCAACAGATACCTCGGGACAATCCTATAGTTAAGGGTTGTATTAAAGCTAAGCCTGGCAACAAGATTGTTGCTATGGATTTGACAACTGCCGAAGTATATGTTGCCGCTGTTCTGGCTGATGATAAGAACTTACAGAAAGTATTCCAAGATGGTGGTAATTTTCATAGTAGTATTGCTAAGTTAGTTTTCGGACTTCCTGGCGACGTAGAAGATATTACAGTAAACTATTCAACTGAACGACAGGCTGCTAAAGCTGTAACATTTGGTATTATGTATGGTGCTGGTGCAAATAAAATATCTCAACAGGTAACACAAGACTCAGGCAAACACTTTAGTGTCAATAATGCACAAGAAGTTATTGATGATTACTTCCGACAGTTCTTTAAACTAAGAGCTTGGATTGATAAATCATCTAAGTTTATTAGAGATAATGGTTTTATCTACGGTGCTACAGGCAGAAAAAGAAGACTACCTAATGTTAATTCTGATAACAGAGGAATACAAAGTCATGAAGTAAGGTCTGGTCTAAACTTTTTAGTTCAGTCTGTTGCTTCTGACATTAATTTACTTGGTGCTATTGAAATGAATGACTATATTAAAAGTAATAATATGAAGTCAAAGATATTTGCTTTAGTACATGACTCCATTCTAGCAGAAGTGCCAGAAGGTGAAATAGAAGCATACTCAGAAAAACTACAGCTTTTTATACAAAAAGATAGAGGATTCAGTATACCAGGCTCACCAGTTGGTTGTGACTTTGATATTGGAGATGACTACTCTTTTGGAAAGTTTGAAAAGATGTATGATATATGATAAACTAAAATTTCCCGTATTTCCAGTACACACAGACGAAATATTATTAGCTGATGGCATTTTATGGATAGAGAATCAAGTTCTTGATGACACAAACATGAAAGGCAAGACTCTAGGAATTAGACGATTACAGAGTCCAATGAAGAGTATATATCCTATAAAATATATGCTTAGTGATATACCCTCATACTTAAAGCATCAGGGTAAATATTACATAGATAATTCAGGATATTTTTTTAGAAAGGATAAAAAACATAATATTCCTTTGAAGTATCACAAGATTTTAAGAGTAGATAAAAAGGTCATAGCCACCGTGCTATGGATAAAGGATTGCCCCTTCCCATTTACTCTTGAGAGACCTCTGCCCGAGTCTTGTACTTGGGCAGGAGTTCTTTACAGGGAGGGCATACCGTGGATACTATATGAAGTATCTGAAAATAAACAAAAAGATACATGGAGAAAAGTGTGAAATCAATAATTTTAACAGGATTTTTAGTACCATATTTAGGTGCGGCTCCTTATATAGAGTATAAGAATGAAGCACAGTTTCAATACGATAACTATATTAAAAATTCAAACTATTTTAGAGCTGGGTATAAATTTGACAACAATATGTACCTTGAACTCGGAGAGACACAAGAGTTTGGATATAAATTTGATGGAGTTAATTGGACATTCAAAGGAAAGATAGAGTTTAAAAACGAAAACAACAATAAACTAGAAACAGAGATAAGATACACATTTAGATAATATGAAGTTTGGACCACACCATTACAGACCTTTACCAGAATACCTTAGAGTAAAACCTAGTTCCGTAAACGGACTTGGACTCTTTGCTGAAGAAGATTTAAAAGCAGGCACATTCTTGGGAGTGTCGCATGTTTGGGAAAGTAATAGGCATGAATGGATAAGAACACCCTTAGGAGGTTTTATAAACCATTCAGAAGTTCCAAACTGTTTCATAAATACTAATGTACACTATCACCATGGAGATCAACGGGAGCTATACACAATTAAACCTATAAAAGCTGGTGAAGAGCTAGTGGTTTATTATACTGTAGGCTATGATGATATTATACAATGAGAACACTCTGGAAAATATGGGCAAAAAGCCTAGGAGAAAAAGCATCTGATGATGCAAAGGAAGCCGATCGCATAGCGATTCTTCGTAGTATAATTGTACTTGTAAATTTTATAACATGCTTCTTTATTATTGGTGGAATAATCCATCATTGGTAAGATGAAAGCAGTTATAAGTGATAGGATATACTTAGAAGTACTTCCTCATACCCAAAAGAAAATAGATGACGAACTAACGTATGCTATACCTTCTTTTAAGTATGGAGATCCACCTATCATAATTAAAAACATGGCACTTATTAAACAAGGGTTGATAGCTATACCTGTGGGAAGAATGGATTTAATACCAGAAGATCACGAAATAGTAGATAAACGAACCGATATACCCGTAGAATTTCCCTCATTTAAGTTTACTTTACGACCTTCTCAACAGTCTGTATATGACGATATTGAAGACAGTAGTATAATTAACGCATGGGTAAGCTGGGGTAAGACATTTACAGCTTTGGCTATAGCTGGAAAGCTGGGTCAAAAGACACTAGTAGTAACACATACTTTATCATTAAGAAAGCAGTGGGAAACTGAATGTAAAAAAGTATTTGGATTTACGCCTGGAATTATAGGTAGCGGTAAGTTTGAAATTGATAGTCCTATCGTAATAGGAAATATTCAGAGTTTATATAGAAAGATTCCACAAATTCGACAAGAGTTCGGAACTATTATCCTAGATGAAATGCATCATGTTAGTAGTCCCACATTCTCAAGAATTATAGATAAAAATTGTGCACGATATAAGATAGGTCTTACTGGTACACTACAAAGAAAAGATGGTAGACATGTAGTCTTTAGAGATTATTTTGGAGACAATGTTTATAAACCACCAAAGGAAAACTTTATGATGCCAAAAATTGACATCTTAAAACTTCCAATTAGGTTCATGGACGGAAACTCTATCCCATGGGCTAATAGAGTAAATGAGTTGGCTTACGACTCAGAGTATCAAAACTCTATAGCCATGACTGCTAGTGCATATGCTGCACGAGGTCATAAGGTACTCGTAGTATCTGATAGAGTGGATTTCCTAAAAAACTGTGCGAAACTCACTGGTGATAGTGCAGTTTGTGTGACAGGAGCAATCCCACACGAAGAAAGACCAGATATAATTAAACAGATATTTGAAGATAAAAACATACTATATGGGACACAAAGTATATTCTCAGAAGGTATTTCATTAGACATTCTTAGCTGTTTAATTCTTGGCACACCAGTAAATAACGAGCCGTTACTTACACAGCTCATTGGAAGAATTATTCGTACATATGAAGGAAAACAACAACCTACAGTTGTTGATATAAATTTAATCGGAAATACTGCACGGCGACAGGCTAGTCAACGACTAGGATATTATATCAAGCAAGGATATGATATATCAACCTTGTAAAGACCTCCGAAAAATACTACTTGACACGGATTCTAAATTTTGATATAATATAATGATAAAATATAATTGGGAAAAAATAATGAAAGTAACAGAAGGCGATGCCATTCAGATACTCGCAATTATTCATGTTCTTACTTACAAGCGTATAGCAATTAATCGAAAAGACCCTGCCTATAAATATCGGGCGGGTAATTTTGTCGGTGGAAGCTTTTTACTCCACCCTGAAAAATTATTAGCTAATCACAAAAAGTATTCCCCAGAAGAGTGTGCAACATATTTAATGGTTGCCTCTTTTAGAAATTATTTTACATATAAAGAACAGGGTGATACAAGATTACATATGTTGTATAACCCATTAATAAAACAAATAACAAACGACAATCGATTACTTCAAATCGTAGATAACTATGTTTATTTTAGATACGAAGAAAATCATACAGGAAAACAATTAAAATGGCAATAAAATTTAACCAAGCGCAAGGGAGCGCAAAAAAAGAAAAAATAGATCAATACACATACAAAGAAGGAGACAATGTACTCCGTATAGTAGGAGATCTATTACCTAGATATGTTTACTGGATCAAAGGTGAGAACGGCAAAAATATTCCTATGGAATGTCTTGCTTTCGACAGAGAAACAGAAACATTCAACAACAAAGAGAAAGATCACGTTCGTGAATTCTTTCCAGACCTTAAATGTGGCTGGGCATATGCTTGTCAATGCATAGACCCTGCTGATGGAAATGTAAAAGTAGTAAATCTTAAAAAGAAACTAATGGAACAAATCATGGTTGCAGCAGAAGATCTTGGAGATCCAACTGATGTAGAAACTGGTTGGGACATACATTTTCAAAGAGTCAAAACTGGTCCAATGGCTTTCAATGTAGAGTATAGACTTCAAGCACTAAAATGCAAAGTCCGTGCTTTGTCAGAGGCAGAAAACGCAGCTATAGCTGGTATTCGTTCAATGGACGACGTTTTACCTAGACCTACACCTGATGCTCAATTAGAACTATTACAAAGAGTTACTCAACCATCTGACGGCGCTGAAGCTCCATCTGATGTAGACTCTGAGTTCTCAATTTCGTAAGGAGAAAAACATGATTGGAATAGGAGAAGAATTTCCTTACTTTTCACTGCCTGCAGTAAGTTCTAACAATGATATTGTAGAAGCATACTTTGATGACAGAGAATGGAATGTAGTTTACTTTTACCCAAAAGATTTTACTTTCATCTGTCCAACTGAAATAGCAGACATGGATTGTTTGGTAGGAGAAGCAATAGTTACAGGTATCAGTGGCGACAATGAATACTGTAAACTTGCGTGGAAAGAACAAAATGATCTCATAGGCAATATCAAACACAACTTGGCAGCAGATAGTGGACTATCTCTCGCTAATAGATTAGGGATAGTTGACCCCGATGAAGGAGTACCTTACAGAGCAACTTTTATAGTTGATGATGAAGGCTTTATCCAACACGTATCAGTAAATGCATTAGATACGGGAAGAGATGCAAAAGAAGTGCTAAGAACACTACAAGCTTTAAAAGCTGGTGGTCTCACAGGTTGCGCATGGCAACCAGGCGAGGATTTCGTAGCATGATTTTATTTACAGCAGATTGGCATATAAAATTAGGACAAAAGAATGTTCCAATGGCTTGGGCCTGCGCAAGATATGACTTATTTTTTGAAACAGTACATGAATTAGAAAAAGAAGTTGACTTGCATATCATAGGCGGAGACCTATTTGATAGAGTGCCCTCAATGGACGAGCTTACACTTTACTTTGATTTTATTAAAGATGTTTCAATACCTACTATTATTTATGATGGTAATCATGAAGCTACTAAAAAGTACAAGACTTTCTTTTCTAATCTACAAAGAGCCACATCTGATGTAAATCCTCTTGTTGAGATTGTAGATAAAACTACAGAGTATGAATGGGGAACTATTCTACCCTATGTAGACTTACATAGAAAAGGCTCTATAGAAAAATGCAATACTGACAAACCTTTATATACACATGTAAGGGGTGAAATACCCCCTCATGTAACACCTGAGGTAGACCTAGATAGATTTAATGCTTTTCCTCTTGTGTACGCAGGAGACCTACATAGTCATACAAATACACAAAGAAACATTATCTATCCAGGCTCCCCTATGACTACATCTTTTCACAGAGATATAGTCAAGACAGGATATCTTATGATTGATGGTAGTGACTGGACATGGCATGAATTTGACCTACCACAATTACTGAGAAAAACAGTTACCGATCCAGAGGATATGGTACAAACAGAGTTTCATCATACAATCTATGAAATCGAAGGAGATGTTGCTGACTTAGCTTCAATAAAGAACTCAGAGCTGCTTGATAAGAAAGTAGTAAAACGAAGTACAGAAGCTACGTTAAATCTCAAAGACTTAACAATCGAAGAAGAACTAGCAGAATATCTGAGTGCGATACTCGATTTGAATGATGAAAAAATACAACAAATAATGGGAGTGTTTAGTGATTATTCTAAAAACGCTACGCTGGGATAATTGTTTTAGTTATGGTAAAGGAAACATTCTTGATCTTAACTCTAGCAATCTCACTCAACTTGTCGGTACCAACGGAATGGGTAAGTCTTCCATTCCACTTATTATCGAAGAAGTCTTATTCAACAAGAATAGTAAAGGTATAAAAAAGCAGGAAATTCAAAACCGCTTTGTAAATGATGGCTATGCTATCAACCTTACTTTCTCTGTTGACGATAGTGAGTACGAAATAGACGTAACTCGAAAGGCAAGTATAAAGTGTAAACTCTATGAAAATGGAGAAGATATATCCTCGCACACAGCAACAAATACATATAAAACCGTACAAGAATTATTGGGACTTGATTTCAAGACCTTTACGCAGCTTGTATATCAGAATACTAATACATCACTTCAGTTTTTAACTGCGACAGATACGAACAGAAAAAAGTTTCTAATCGATCTTTTAAAGTTAACTGAGTATGTAGAGTTCTTTGAGATATTCAAAGAAGCATCAAGAGAGATTTCTCTAGAAATGAATAGCCTCGAGAGTAAGTCTGACACAATAATAAAATGGTTAAATGAAAATAAATTGGAGAGTATAGACATACTTCCTATATTAAATTTACCAAAATCGTCAGAAAAAGACGAACAAGAGTTACAGCAGTTACGAAACGATTTTGAAAAAATCTCTGAGAAAAATAAAAAAATTATAGACAATAATTTTAATAAGGAGCAGTTGCAACAGCTTGAAGCAGACGAGAACCGTCTCTTCAAAGGTGAGAAGATTGATCTTGACGCTATGCTGCAGAAACTTGGCACAGTACGTGCTCAATTGTCTGATGCTCAAGCGCACTTGGAAAAAGTCTCGGAACTTGACGGACAATGCCCAACCTGTGAACAGGATATAGATTGGGATAAGATGGAAGAATTAAGAATGAGTTATGTAAGAAGCATAACTTCAGGAGTCGATCAAGAAGAGGATATAGAGGAAAAACTTGAAAGAGCTCGAGACAACAACCTTCGGGTTGGAAGAAGAGACTCTTTGCAGAACGACTTTGAGAATCTTATTCGAAATGTGGACAACTCTCTTCCGACAGAGATTTTCGACGGTGAGAAGCTATCTTCCAAAATTGACGAAATTACTTCCAAAATACAAAATGTAAGAATGGAAATAGAAAAAATTGCGGAAAGCAATATGCAAGCCGAAAGACATAATACGAGGCTTGATATAATCTCTGAACAGACAAATAACTTTGAGAACGAATTGGAAGAAATTGTCGCAGCATTGGGTAAAGTCGAAGAAAAGGCAACACATCTAGAGATACTGAAAAAAGCATTTAGTACAAATGGACTACTTGCATATAAGATTGAAAATCTAGTAAAAGATCTAGAAGATTTAACAAATGAATACCTTGCTGAACTTTCAGCAGGAAGATTTAGTCTTGAGTTTGTAGTAACAAATGATAGATTGAATGTGGAAATAACGGATAACGCAAAGATAGTAGACATTCTAGCTTTATCCTCAGGAGAACTAGCAAGAGTTAATACAGCAACATTGCTAGCAATAAGGAAATTAATGAGTAGTATATCTAGTTCACGCATCAATACATTGTTTCTCGATGAAATAATTTCGGTACTCGATGATGAAGGAAAAGAAAAACTAGTAGAGATACTACTTGGAGAAGATCTAAATACATATTTAGTTTCTCATGGCTGGACTCACCCCCTTCTTGCAAAAGTAGAAGTAATAAAAGAGGACAATATAAGTAGGTTAGAGTGACCCACACGTTTTGGAAGCATATGTGTCCAATAACAGATAGAATAATTTATGTTCCCGTAGGTAGATCTTGTGGGAATTGCAAACAGGAAGAAGATGGAATTCGCAGAAACATTAAAGAAACAAGAACACAACGAAAATCTAATAATAGTTGATGGACTTAATATCGCATTTAGATGGAGATATAAAAGAGTACCTTACTATACAAATGATTACGTGAGAACTGTTGAAAGTTTAGCAAAGTCATATAATTGTGGTAACATGATTATATTAGCTGATGGTGGAAGTACCTATAGAAAGAATATCTATCCCGAGTATAAAGGGAATAGAAAGGACAAGTATGACACGCAGACTGAAACAGAAAAGAAAGAATTTGAACAATTTTTGGGAGAATTCGCAAATGCTTTTAAGAAATTAAAAAGCAAAGGTTATATGGTGCTAAAGAATAAAGGCTTGGAAGCTGATGATTTAGCCGCATGGATCGTAGGAAAGAAGGAAGAATTTAATATAGGAGATATATGGTTGATATCATCAGATAAAGACTGGGATTTACTTATTAGGGACGGAGTATCTCGCTTTTCTACAGTAACACGAAAAGAGATTACTATTGATAATTGGGAAGAACATTATGATGTAGAACCAGATAAATATCTGACACTCAAATGTTTAGCAGGCGATACTGGAGATAACATTCCTGGAATAGCAGGGATAGGTCCAAAACGTGCTGTCTCACTTATCAATGATTACGGAGACTTATATGATATATACAATAGCTGTCCTATAGATAGCAAGTATAAATTTATACAGTCTCTCAACGAAAATGCAGATAGACTATTGCTTAATGCTGAACTCATGGATTTAGAGAGCTATTCAGAGCAAGCAATAATCGAATCAGGAATGAATATAGAGGATTTATCCTCAGACATAAAAGGATATTTGAATGGCAGTAATAATTGATTATGACAGAGATGAACTATTAGACGAATTTAGTTTAAAAACTCTGCAAGACAGATATATGTTGGAGACTGAAACTTCACCACAGGAAGCTTTTGCACGCGCTGCAGCTGCTTTCTCTGATGATGATTCACATGCCCAACGAATGTATGATTACGCTAGTAAACTTTGGTTTATGTTTTCAACTCCTATACTCACAAATGGTGGAACAGATAGAGGCTTGCCCATAAGTTGTTTCTTAAACTATGTAGAGGATAGTAGAGGTGGAATTAGCGATCATTATACAGAAAATGCGTGGCTTTCTTCTGTGGGAGGAGGAATAGGCGGAACGTGGAGTTCTGTGAGAAGTGTAGGATCTACTACATCTCGCGGAAGTGAAAGTACAGGGGTTATACCCTTTATGAAAGTGGTTGACGCACAAATGTTAGCGTTCAGCCAAGGCGTCACAAGACGAGGTAGTTATGCATCATACTTGCATATTAGTCACCCTGAAGTAGAAGAGTTTCTAGATATTAGAAAGCCTACAGGTGGTGACATAAATAGAAAATCTACCAATCTTCATCATGCTGTTGTCATACCAGATTCTTTTATGAAACTGATAGATAAAGCAACACAAGAAGAAGATTTTGATGATAGCTGGGACTTAATAGATCCACATAGTGGAGAAGTAAAAAAGACAGTCCAAGCAAAAACACTTTGGGTTAAACTTATACAAAATCGAGTAGAAACTGGAGAACCTTATATAATGTTTGAAGATACTGTGCAAGATGCTTTACCTGAATTTCAAAAAGATTTAGGATTAAAAGTAAATCATAGTAATCTTTGCTCAGAAATTACCCTTCCGACTAATGAAGAAAGAACAGCAGTATGTTGTCTTTCTAGTGTTAATCTGGAGAATTTTGACGAGTGGCAAGACGATGAGTTTTTTATACCAGATTTAGTTCGTTTTTTAGATAATGTAATAACCTACTTTATTGAAACAGCTCCTGATGCTTTATCAAGAGCTAAATTTAGTGCTGAAAGAGAAAGAAGTATTGGACTAGGTGCTATGGGATTCCATGCGTACTTGCAAAAGAAAAATATTCCTTTTGAAAGTATGTTTGCACAAAGTACAAACTATACAATGTTTAGGCACATAAAAGAGCAAGCACAGTTTGAAACTGAAGAACTTGCAAGAGAAAGAGGAGCATGCCCAGATGACAAAGATAACAGAGTACGTAATGCTCACCTTTTGGCTGTGGCTCCTAATGCTAGTAGTAGCATTATATGTGGTAACACAAGCCCTAGCATTGAGCCATATCGTGCTAATGCATTTACTCAAAAAACTAAAACAGGTAGTTCTCTACTTAAAAACAAGTATCTTGAACAACTACTTAATAAAAAAGATAGAAACACACCCGAAATATGGAAAAGTATTATTACAAATCACGGATCGGTTCAGCACTTAGATTTTATGAATGAACATGAAAAATCTATATTTGCAACAGCAGTAGAAATAGATCAAAGATGGGTTGTAAATTTAGCAGCAGAAAGACAGGAGTTCATTTGCCAGTCTCAAAGTTGTAATGTATTTTTTCCTGCTGATGTATCAAAGCAAGAGCTACACAATGTTCATATGATGGCGTGGAAAAAAGGAATGAAAACTCTTTACTACCTTCGTAGTGAAGCGATTAAACGAGCCGATAATGTATCGGACAAGAAATTAAGAGAGTACATCTTCGACTATAGTGACGAAGAAGGCTGTCTTGCGTGTGAGGGATAAATGGCAAATTTACTAGAAGAAAGAAATTATTATAAACCTTTTAATTATCCGTGGGCGTTCGAAGCATACAAAATGCAACAACAGATGCATTGGATGCCAGAAGAAGTTAGTCTTGCAGATGATTTAAAAGATTTTAGAGAAAAACTAACAGAACCAAATAAACGACTATTAAGTCAAATATTTAGGTTTTTTACACAGGCAGATGTAGATGTATGTTGTGGTTATGCAAAACATTACTTACCTACATTTAAACAGCCCGAAGTGAGAATGATGCTATCTGCATTTGCTTCTATGGAAGCAGTACACCAAGAAGCATATTCTTTATTACTAGACACTCTTGAATTTGATGAAAGCGAGTATCAAATGTTTTCTGAAATTCAAGCTATGTCTGACAAGCATGACTACTTAACTGACTTTAATATGAATTCACCTTTTGAGATGGCTAAAACAATGGCTGTCTATAGTGGATTTACAGAGGGAGTTCAGTTGTTTAGTAGTTTTGCTATACTATTAAACTTTCCTCGTCATAATCTTATGAAAGGAATGGGACAAATAGTAACGTGGAGTATAAGAGATGAAACACTTCATGTAGAAGGAATGACTAATTTATTCAGAGAATTTATTAGAGAAAATCCTACATTATGGGATGATAAACTAAAGTATGAAATCTATTGTGCTGCTGAAAGAGTAGTAGACTTAGAAGATGCTTTTATTGATACCTGTTTTAAAGATGCAGATATTCCAGACTTAACTGCTGATGAAGTAAAAGCTTATATTCGTTATATTGCGGATAGAAGATTATTAGGTTTGGGACTAAAAGGAATCTTTCATAGTACAGAAAATCCATTGGGTTGGCTGGACTATATGTTAAATGGAGTTGAGCATACAAACTTCTTTGAAAACCGTGCTACTGAGTATGCTAAAGGTAGTACACATGGAAACTGGAAGGATATATTCAAATGAGTGAAGAAATCACAAACGAACCAGTATTGGAAATTGATGGAGAGAAGTATCTTATAAATGATATGACCGACCAGCAAAAAGCTTTTGTGATAGAATTAAACGCTGTCGCACAAGATGAACAGGAGGCAAGAAGAGCATTAGATAGATTGGTATTAGCTAAAGAAGGCTATAGCAGTAGACTAAAACAGCTTCTTACTGAGCCTGATCCAGTTACTGAAGATGAAAAACCCGCTAATTAGCGGGTTTTTTATTGTTTTTATATTTCTCCATCCTCTCCTAGAGGGTGAGTAACTACATTTTCTTCATTTCCTATTGGTTTTGTATTGTCTTTCATAATTTTAAGCTGACTCTATCTCAGCATTCACAGAAACCATATTGGCAACTGGCTCTGTGCTTCCATGGTCGATCACTGGACCGATAGAGGCGATGTTAGCATCTGCACTTGCAACTCCTCTAAGTGTTATAACTCTACGTTTATTTACTCCGTGATATCCCTGCATTTTGATGTATAAATAAGTCATATTGTTTTCTCCTGCAGTTGGATGTCTGAAAAGCTGAGATTTACTTGTAATATTGTAAGGACCGTATGAAGAGCCAGTTTCATTTGCTGTTGCACTAATTACACCTAGATTCAGAATTCTGGTATGATCTGATCCCCACATAAATTTATAACTATGTAAGTGTGTATGTGATGCGTGATCTGGAAACCAAGCTATGTCCATCTCTGCCCAGCCACTTGAGTTTGAACTTGAGTAAGATGAGTACAAAGGTACTTGTAAATAATGTGTTCCACCACTATCCATATCAAATTGGTAAAAAACTGTTTTAAATGCAAACTGACTATTTCCACTTGAGTTATATTGACCTTTAATCTGTATTTCGCCAGTCTCATTAATTTTCAGTCTTTCAGCAAGAACGCCCCCGTCATCTTTTGTTGCGAATTGTAGAATTCCTCCTGAGTCATCACTTGCATTGCTATCGTCTGTGTATGTCCTTGCTCGCATCAACGCTACAAGTTTACCATCTGCATCATTGTTTGCAGCATCCGCGTTATTATCGTTTGCAAAATCAATTCCACCAATTAGTTCTCCAGTAGAGGAATGGTCTGCTGACATTGTTATTAAGTTTCCTGCATTTCTGTGCATACTTAAGTATAAAGGTTGACTTCCTCCTGAGTCATTCACAGGTACTTCACTTGCCGCATCTCCTAATCCTAAATTTCCGATTGAAGTAATACGCATTCTTTCATGTCTGCCATTATATAATTGGTCTGTAGCTTCAAAACCTGTATCAAATAACATGTCACCTGCAGTAGATAATTGTAAATTACCATTGTCGTTACCAATGCCAACATGACCTCCATTACCACCAGCATCGCCTGAGTCAATAATTCTTATACCTGTTGCATCACTATGTTGTACAACTAAACCATCATTAGACAAAGGAGTAAACAGACTACCTGCTTTTGTTATACTGACTACTCCAGAGGAATTAATAAGCATTTTGTCACTACCATTAGTTCTAAAAACCATGTGATTAGAGCTATGAGAATATTCAATTCTACCTACATCTGGGTCTTCATTATCTCCAAAATGAATATTAGACTCATTTTCACCAAGAATACTGATACCTGTATAATCTGAGTTTTCTACAATTAAATCATCAGCATTTGCATTAGCAGATGAAACTCCACTATCTGCTGTTTTAACGTGTAATTTTCCTAATGGAGAGGTTTCTCCTATGCCTACGTTTCCACCAGATTTTAAATAAAGATAATTGCCTCCAAATGATAAATCTGCGTAATGTCCATTAGTTCGGTCATAAGAATATATAGCCCATTTGTCAGCACTAGA